TAATGTAGGTATAGGAACTGTAAACGGAATTGATTTATTAAATACTGCCTATGATCCTACAAACTTCGTAGTAAATGATTCATACGGCATTGCACCTTCTAACACTACTCTAACTGTCACTTACTTAGTAGGTGGTGGCGCTACTACGAACGTTAATGTAAATGAATTAACTAATATAGTATCTGCTACTACGACATTTGAAAATACAATCAATCCAACTATCGCAGCTAACATTCAAGGTACTCTTGTTACCAATAATACTATTCAAGCAGTAGGAGGCGGTGACGGTGATACAGCAGATACACTTAAGTATAATACCTTAGCTAAGTTTCCTTCTCAAATGAGAGCAGTAACACAACAGGATTATTTAGGAACTATATTAGGTATGCCGCCGAAGTTTGGGCAAGTAGCTAAAGCATATGTTACTAAAGACACTGCTACGTTCGGTAAGTACTTAATTAACGAACCAGGAGAAAAAGACCCTCTAGCAACTTCAATTTACTTATTAAGCTATGACGCAGACGGAACCTTTACTACTCCTAGTCCAGGTTTGTATCAAAACATTCAAACGTATCTAGAAGATTATAGAATGCTAACTGATACCATCATCTTAAAACCTGCATATATCATTAATATACAGGTGAATTTCGATGTTATCTTAAGACCTGGATACACTTCAAGAGAAGTGTTAGCTCTTTGTCTTGATCTTCTAAAGGGGTACTTCAATAGAGACGGTTGGCAAATTAATCAACCAATTGTACTTTCTGAAGTATATACTCTACTTGATCAGGTAGCGGGTGTACAAACAGTACAGAAAATAGAAATTAAAAACTTAGCAGGAACCTCTAGCGGTTATTCTCAGTATAGTTACGACATACCAGGTGCAACTCTGAACGGTGTAATTTATCCTTCTTTAGATCCAAGTATATTTGAGGTTAAGTATCCTGATTCAGATATTCAAGGACGCGTAGTAACAATGTAATAAAATGGCAGTATATAAAATATTCGCATCAGCCGATGCAACAATTTATTCTAGATACCCAGTAAAGAATACTGGATTAGATTCTATCTTAGAAGTATCTGTTAAGAACTCTCAAGATGGTACAAGGTTCTTAGATAGAACTGCTCTAACAGAGAATCCTTACTACACGTATGATTTAGCTGCTAACGGTAACTCATCTACATCAGATGCATATTTTCCTGCGAGTGATATTAGAAGATCTCTACTACAGTTCTCTGACCAGGATATTAATAAATTAAAAACTTTTGCTTCTCAATCTAGAAGCGGTTCTTATCAAGCAAATTTACAGTTATTTTTAGCTACTGCACAAAACCTAAGTACTACATACTCATTAGACGTATTTCCAGTATCTCAATCTTGGTGTATGGGTACTGGTAGATTTGCACAAGTACCTCAATCTGTAAATGGAGTATCTTGGATGTACACTTGCCTTTCAGGTAGTTCTCCTGCTTGGACAGAAAATACCTTCTATTGGAATAATATTGATCTACCTACTTGGGAATTAGCTAGCTACAATTGGGAATATGTTCCTACAGGCAGTAGCCAGCCCTTCTACGTAGGAAGCGGCGGATCTTGGTACGATTACATTGATGCTTCTCAAAGCTTTGATTACATGTCTAATAAAGACGTGAATGCAGATGTAACAGATATCATGGCAGGATGGTTTTCTGGTTCTATTCCTAACTACGGAGTAATAGTAAAGCATCCTCAAGCAGTAGAAGAAGATCCTAATGCCTTTATTGATCTTAAGTTTTTCTCTGTAGATACACATACTATCTATCCTCCAGCTATCGAATTTAAGTGGGACGATTCTTATTATTTCCCTCAGAGCTCTAACTTTGTTTTATCAGATCAAATTACTATTACAGTTTCTAATAATCCAGGACAATTTTCGCAAGGTCAAAATTATAAAATGAGACTGTCTACGAGATTAACATATCCTCCAAGACAATTTACAACTTCTTCTGTATACTTAACTAACTTAATTTTATCAGAGAATACTTACTGGGCTCTACAAGATGTCAAGACAGGGGAAATGGTAGTTGATTTTGATCAAAATTATACAAAATTAAGTTGTGATAGCGTAGGTAACTACTTTAACTTATATACAAGCGGTTTAGAGATTAACAGATATTATCAGCTTTTAATTAAGACTAGTATCTACTCTACAACTTTTGGACCCCTTTCAATATACGATAATGAACAATCAATATATGATGCATTATCATTATACGGATCTGATGAGTTAGCTTTGCTACCAGCAGAAGAAGTTATTTATAGCGGTCAAAACTTAGTATTTAAAATTGTAGCGTAATGTCACAAGAGGTAAAATTAGTAAAAGAGGTTTATGGACGTAATACATACACACGAGTAATTGATACTTCGTTTAGTGAATTATATACTCCTGTTACTGCTTCAGCAGCACCTTCAACACAATTAACAGTAGAAGCTTTCTTTGATGCTTATAACGAGCTATTCTTTGAAATTCCTGCTATAGGAGAGATAAATTCTCATGAATATTTAGTAAAAAGAAGTACTGAATATTTAGGCGGAGGAGTTTTATCTGACAACGAAAAGGCTTATATTGAAGAGATAAACTCTTTAAGACAGCAATTATTGGAAGCGAATACAAACTATTTGAATTTAAATAATCTAGTATAATGGAAATAGTAGACGTAAAGTATATAGGGTCTAATGATCAATATCAAACATATTCTCCACAGGATACGGCTTTGATTAATACTGTTACGGTTACTGGAACGTACGGTGCTCCTAATGATTATATAGAATACTTTATTAAGGATTTAAACGGTACTGTTCTAAGTAGTAACTACTACACAACTCAGTATGATATAGGCGAAGACGTTAATCCTGTTACAGGAACTACTACTCAAATCGCCTTAGATCCAGAGACAGACGCTAGAACTGCAGGATATACTAGAGGTTCAGTAAACGTAAAGTATAATTTCTTCGCAAAACAGCTTGCATCTTCTCCGAATCCAGCAGAAAACTTTTGGATTAAAGAGATTTCTACTTCAAGAACTGAGATCAAAGCTGCAAGACAGGATTTATCTAATACTCAATTATCGGATTCGTTTATAGTATTTAACGGAGTACTTGCTGCTGATCCTTATTACCCGTCTTTTTACTTAAATTTTGGTTCAGATATACAGATTATTGCAATTAATGCAGTATACGTAGAGGAAGATGGTCAAGGATATGTAATTTTTAAGCTGTACGAAGCCTTACCTATTGAGTTCGACCTTAAGTCAACTTTCTGGGTTGTAACAGAAGCAGCAGAACCTGCTGAGTTTAATGTAGCTATTAACGTTGCTCCTGAAACAGTATTAGATTACATTGCTTTACAGGGACCCAACTTTAAAGTAGCTATAAAAGATAAAGTAAATCAAACTACTCCCTATTACAATTACGCATCTCTATTAACAACATCAGTAACTTCGTCTTATCAACAGTTAAAATCTCTAATGCAAGAAAAAGGCATTCAAATTAACGTTGATTATAGTAATTTTTCGAACTTTATACACTTTTCTTCTGCTACAGAGAGATTATATAACTTTGTTTATAAGTTACAGTTAATCGAGTCTGCTTCTGCAGGCTTAGATGAAACTAATACTAGTACAGCTAAGGTATTACTACAGCAGCAAATAGACAGTACTATTACTAACTTCGACGGTTACGAGTATTTTCTGTATTTTGACTCAGGCTCTCAAACATGGCCTAAGCAAACGGACACAAAACCTTACGAATTATACTCCTTAACTTCCTCTCAAGCCGTTAACTGGTTAGGAAGTATAAATACTACGCCTACTGCTGCGACAATGAGTATGTATTTTTCTGCATCATACTACGATGATCAGAACAAAGACCTATTAATACATTCTATCCCAGGTTATATTTCAGAAGATCCTGCTAACACGCCTTATCTTGTTTTCTTAAACATGATAGGACAGCATTTTGATAATATCTGGATTTACTTAAAAGATGTAACTAACCATTACTCTGCAGAGAATAATCCATTTGTAGGTATTTCGATGGATCAAGTAGCAAATGCTCTAAGAAGCTTTGGTATACAGTTGTACACCAATACAAGTATTACAGACAACATTTACTATTCTCTATTAGGAATTAATCAAACTGGATCCACTTTACCTGTTACATCTAGTGCCTACTCTACACCGGTAGAAGCTAGTAGTAGCTTGTATCCTTTATCAGGAAGTGCTTACTTAAGTGCTTCTTTATTATTACCTCCGTTTGCTGAAGAGAAAATTAATAAGTATGTTATTACTTTCGTAACTGGATCTAATGGTCAAGCGTTTGAAACTTTACCTTCTGCACAAATACAAGATGAAGTATACAAACGTATTTATCATAACCTGCCTTACTTATTAAAAACTAGAGGTACAGAAAGAGGTGTTAAAGCTTTAATTACTGCTTTTGGTATTCCTGATAGTATTTTAACTCCACACGAATA